AATTTACCGGGTCAACTTTTGAGATGACACCCCACCCCCGTTCGCCTGCTGTCTTGCGTCCATGACATTGAATACAAAGCACTTGCAAGTTAGCCTCATCGTATACTGCGCCACCTTCAGCGATAGGTCGTATGTGGTCTATGTGTAGCTCACGGTCGAATAGTGGTACTGTCTTGCACGCATCGCATATACCACCACGACGCATAAGTATGGCCTGCCTATACTTTCGCCACTTGGTACTCGCATACAGTGGGTTGTTAGCCACTATGCGCTTAGCTTGGCTCTTATGTTTTAAATAATTCGGCATTAACTACTATAACTACTATAACTACTTTTTTACTAAAACACTTCTACACTACTATACCTATGCTATTATATGTTTATATAAAAGTAGTAGTTAGTAGTTAATCCTTAGAAAGGTTGGGCGTTAGGGTTTATAGGTGCTAAGGCCTTGACCATGCGTACGTTATCACCCCCCGTGTGAATCATTAGTTTAAGCCCCAAAGCATTAACTACTCCGCGTATCTTGTTACGTGCAAAGGGCCTATTTGACGTTTCTAGGCAGTAGCTCGTATAGCCTCGGTAAAAGTCCGTAAAGGTCATTTCCTGCCCCTCGTACATGCTTAGGGTTTCGTCGTGCCAGCTTTGCAGGCTGTTTATAGCACGCCTAAACTCTTGCAATTCTACTACGTTGCTAGGCACTATGGTAAAGCTTCGGTTAGCCTTTAGCCTTAGTAGACCATTATATGCCCACTGGATGATGCCCGGCATTTCCTTGATTAGCTCCTTTGCTAGGCTCCAGTCCTCGCGTCCTACAAAGCTGTTATTAAGGCTTATTACCATTAACCGCCTAAATACGCCATTACTTATGTCGTCTACCATAGGCAGCCCGTTGGTCGCAAATGCAAATTTTGCATAAGGCGTAAAGTCGAAAGGCTTTTTGTACTTTGGGTTCGCTGTCAATACCTCGCCTGCTACCGCCTTTTTAAAGCCCGTAGTGCCCGTACTATCCTTATAGCTGATTTCCGTAGCTATGTTCAGCCAACTGCCCGCTAATCGCTCTAAATTGCGTTGCTCGTTTAGTTCGTGCCATTCTAAGCGCGTGCAGTATGGTACCATGGCAGCCAGCACCTCTAATAGCACGCTTTTACCGTTGCCGCCGTCGCCGTACAATACTAGGGCTTTGTGTAGGTTTAGGCTTCGGTCCAGGCAATAGCCGAACCACTCTTGAATTAAAAGCGTCTTTTGGTGTGCGTCCTCGTCCCCTTTAAAAACTTGACCGAGAAAGTCTAGCCATTTGACCGGAAAAGCCAGCTGGTCGAACTCGTACGGTATGCACTCGGTTACTTTGTGCGGGACCTTGTATTTTGGGTTAGTTACGAACTTGCCAGCCTTTACATATCCGTTATTAAACGGTATTATATCTAAGTTATCCGGGTTAGCCGCTAGTTTCTGCGCTAAATACTCTATAATATACGTGGTCTTTGCCTGGGTGCCTTTCGACTTTAGCATGTCAAAGCACAGTATACCCAGTTCCTCGCGGGTTAGTTCTTTGTATTCGTTTTTATCGGCGACAAAAAAACGGCCCTTGTTGTAAAAGCCGTTCATGTCGTTTAGTTGCTGCTCTAGCCATAGCGCCGCTGCGTATGGGTCCGTTAGTCCGTCAATCGCTTCCACTTGTCAAAATTTGTTTCCCAGGTTAATAAATCAAAATCTTCTCCAAGCTCCCAAAGTAGCTTCTCTCGTTCTAGGTTCTTAGCCCAAAACATAGTATTTGCATGGTGCTTGCTGCGCGTAACGTAAAGCGCCAGCCTTTGTAAAAGCTCCGCCTGGTAGTATAGTTCGTCTAGCTCTGCTTCAACAGCTGCAACCTCTTTACGTAGGTTGCGCATGTCAAACCCCTTGGCTTCGCTTCGGTCTAGGTACGCTTTTATCCCTTTCATAGCTAACTAATTCTAGTGTTCCTGGCAAATCAGCCATAAAGCTTCTAAGCTGCCCTACGCTATTAAATTTAAGCTCCATTTTGTTAAGCTCACGGGTAGCGCGGTGGCGTATATAAATTATATAATTCATTACTTTGCGGTCGCATTTTGCGGCTTCATAAATTCGTGAGCGTTATCTAACCCCTGGACTATATTATAGTTTTTTTTAAAGAGCAAAAAGGCATCTTCCCAGCCGCGCTTGTATGCCTCGTTCAAGGCTTCGTCTATTTCGTGCTTATCCATGTTTGTTATATTATACGTTCGTTTTTTAGCATCTGCGCTATTTCGGTAGCATCTTCTACGCTCATAACCACCAGTGTAGTCTTGCGGTTGCGCTTCCATAAAAGCACGTTATACATGCCAGGGGTGCTAGGCATGTGTTCAAGCACAGCGTGCGGGTCCAATCCTCGCTCTACGTGCTTGCACTGTATGTAAAAAGGGTAAGTTTCTACTAGGTCTACGCCTTGGCCGTCTAGCCATTTGTTCATTAAACGGCTGGTCTGCACGTTAGGAAAAAGCGGCCGCAACATTCTAGCTACGGCCACCTCAAACCTATTACCTTTTTGCTTGACGTTCACCGGTCAAAAGGGTCCATTTCGTTGGCGTATTCGTCGCATATCCTATAAATCAATAGGTACAATTTGTCCGGCATCTTCACGGCGTGGTCCCCTATAAACAAGGTTATGCGGTTGACTACCATACGGCAGCCGTCCTCGTCGCAGTCGCGTATATATTCTACTACTAGGTTCTCGCCTAGGTTCAAATCTGCAAAGTTGTACTCCTCAATCATTTTCTTTGACTTTCGTACCAGTGTAACCAGGTCTTGATTTTGAGTAATTGCTTTTGCTGGCCCCAAAGTTCGCTCTGCTCCTCTAGGACTGCCTCTTGCATTTTATGGCGTATTAACGACAGCTGGCCCTCAATGAAAGCGCCAAGCTCTACGCATACGGGAGTTTCAAAATTGCTCATGAGCGGTAACCATTTCGTCGTACAAATACTTAGCAACTAGGTAAACCTCTTGTAAGGTCTTGGTCGGGTCAGCGTTCAAACGCTCCATAGCCATTTTAAAGGCCACTTGAATTAAAATGCTACGGTCTTTACCACCCGCATTATTTGCGGGAGCTGTTGCATTATATGCATTAACTGCATTTTGCTGTACGAACTCGGTAACAATTTTGCCCTGGGGCGTACCGTTGCGGTCCGTCTTACCGGTTAGCTCGTAGTTAATGGACTGGCCATTTTGGAAAGCGTCTGCCTTTTTAGCGTTGACTTTAAAATGGTCGCCGTTGGCCATGCGTAGCTCGTAAGCGTACATTAAACCGTAGGCGCTCTGCCATGTTCCGTCCCCGGTGGCGTGCTGTATTGTGCTAGTTTTCATTGATTAAACGGTATATAATTATTACAAACATTAAGACGCTCCCGGTTACGGAAACGAAAGCCGCCAGGGGTAAGCCCACGCGGTCAATCCAATTTAAAAATCTATTTGCCATTTTGTGTTAGTGTTGGTTAACACGGCAATAGTAATAATAAAAATCTTAACTGCGAAATTTATTTTCGTTAAGAATTTTCGGCGTAACGTCTAAAACCATGTATTTGTGGGTTCTACGGTAGTAAAAATCCACTGTTACGCATCCGATAGGCTTAGGCGGTGCGCCTCTCTCTACGTGCCAGCCAAAGGCCCCGTCGCCGTATTCGTCCTTATAGGTCCCGGTACGTAAATGCAGTACTTCCTTTAAAATAGGCATACGATGACCGTCTAGCCCTGCCTTGGTTTGGTACATTGCGTACAGCTCGTGTACGTGGCCCATCCATACGCAGTCGGCACCTTCTATGTCCGCCATTTTACGCTGGTGCTGTATTGTGCCTTTCGTTACTGCTCCGCCGCCACCGCTTCCGTGGTAATAGTGTATAGCGTAGGACTTTCGGCTGGTCTGCCTTGCAAATTGTACCGTAAGCCAGCCACCATAGCCCCCGACTGTGATAGGTATGGCGGGTTTGTAAGTGTAATTGAATAGGTCGGCGAAGCGCTGGAGTGGGTCGGTTTCCACGTTTTTAATAATTGCGGTTTCGTGGTTTCCATAGGCTATAAAAATAATGGTTTCGGCCCAGTCCCCAAACCATTTTACCGCGTCCTCTATTACAGCATCCAGGTAGTTTACCTTGTTATGCTCAGGCAGTATGTCCTTTTTACTGCGCCTTGGGTCGTACTTACCCTGCATTAAACAAAAAAAGTCGCCGTTTATGGCGACCTTAGCCCCTTCCTCTTTGGCAAGGGTTAAGTGCTTGGCAAGTGCCATGCGGTCGCAGTGGGGGTTGTCCCAGTGCAAGTCCGAAAGCATGTACAGTTTAAAATGTTTGCCCTCTACTCTAATTGTGTGGCTATTTCGGTGGTGCGTTTGTATCATTTTTTAAGTATTACCACCAGTAAGGTAATACCTAAAACTATAATAGGCAGCATAGTAAACATTTCTTGACGGCGCGTTGGCTTTTTGTTAACCTCGCGTATGGTCTGCGTACTGCTAAATACCGTATCACCTTTGCATGTCCCCTTTACGTATATGCGGTCCCCTGGTAACCGTACTATTTCTACTTGGACCCTATCCTGCACCAGCGTTATGCTGTCGCGCAGCGTTACCGTGTCGCGTAGCGTCTGCGTTTCGCGTATGGTAATAGTTTCGGTAGTGATTATTTTGGGGCTACATGCTACTATAAGTAACACGACGGCCCACGTTGCGAGCGCGTAGGGTTTCACGTTTTAAGTCTTTGGGGTTGTAGCTTACATGCACCCATTGTGGCTGCTTGTCATTGCCGAACTCATAAATAAGCTGGCTATACATGGCGTTTGTCTTTAGCCAGTCGAAAATCTTGCGGTGGTCCCCGTCCGGGCTTTGCAGGTCGGCCGCGAAACCGTACAAATGGTCAGACTTGTACGCGCCGTTTGCCGCTTCATTCACGAGCTTGGACCTATACCCGCTTGTTACCGTTACTGGCCCTACCGCGTCGCGTAGTGGCTGCAATACCTTTTGGCATAGCATAAGTAGGTTAGCCTCAATTTGTGGCGTTGGCGTATTGTCAAAAGCAAAGCGGGTCCTTGTAAGCTCCGCCAGGGTGAAATTCTTTGTCATTTGTCCTTGGCAAAAAGGAGCCCTACGATTGCGGGTAAGAATACCCCGGCCTCTACTAGCGTGGCTTTTTCATACCATACCATAATCATAGCTACGCCGAATACGATACCAGCTAAGCAGCTAGTTTTTGGGTTCTCCGTTATTCTTTTTAACATCTTTGCGCCACTGGTAAAGGGTGTAGCCTATGGTTAGGCAAAATGAAATAGCGCCTACTATCGGCATAACTTGAGCCGCCACGGTGCTAAACATATTTAGGGTCCAGGCCCCGACTAGGTGGTCGTTTGTCATTACTCCCAGGCCATGCCGGCAAACTGGTGCGCTTCGCTACCAGGTGCCACGTTAACTGCGTAGCTAGCAAACCCGGTTACGGGTGCGTCAGCCCACAAAATATCAATGCTTTCCTTTGTGCTTAGGTCCGTGCAAACGGGCTTGCCTTCGGCGTCTACGCCCCAGGCTTTGCACAGTTTGCCAAGCTCCACCACGGCCACCACTTTAGCCAGGTCCCACGTTGCGTAGGTTTCCCCTTCCGGGTCGGTTCCCGTGGTTTCAATCTTGGCGCGCAGTTCCGCCCACTTGGCGGTACTCATTTCGTATTTTTTCCAGGTCATAATGCGGTTAGTTCTGCTAGTTGGGCGTTAGTTAGACGGGTCTTAAAAACGAGCATTTGTTTTACATTGATGTTTGGCGGGAATACTCCAGACCCAGCCGCAAAATTAAAAACGCTCATTGCTGGAACAGACCCGCTGGTATCCGAACCAATTAAAACGCCATCGTAATAAAACACAAAGTCGTTGGCCTTATATGCAACTGCTATTTTTTTAGTGCTTAAATAGTCGCTCGTTGATTTTGTAATACCAAATTGTCCAGCTCCAGCCACCTTACCTTCGGCTTTAACTCCACCCACAACGGAACCCATTACAAATTTAATTGTATTGTTGTCGGTGCCATTGCTTAAACTTATTTGCTCGTTTACGACTGAATTAGACAATGCGGCAAACTCCAAAAAGAAAGTACCTTCCGTCTGCCCAATCAAAGAACTAATGCCCGTTTTAGAAGCAGCATCCGCAACCCTTGTAACTGATGCCCCAAGCGTGGGGATGTACGAGGTGGCGTAGGATGCGTTTTGCTCGGCTTGACCGCCCCAAATATATACCGACAAATTAGATGCGGTTGTATTTTCTAATCCGCTCGTGTTTACTGCGGGAATAACTGACCAATAATAATTTAGGTTTACAGCATCGGTGTTTGTGGATTTCAAACGAAACCAGCCGTTGCTAAGTTCGTCATAAGACAAAGTTGCTCCGCTATTGTTTGTCCACGTCTTGGTATCAAAATCAAAAACATCGTGGAAGCTAATAGTTCCACTATTGCGTAAACCTACATATCTATTGTTTGCCTTTTTAACAAAAATAGAACTACTGCAAGTTTGGGCAGTTCCTAAATATACATTGTTTCTCACATAAATCTGCCCCGCTCCGTTTGCCGTTAGCGTATCGGCACTTAGCGTTCCGTCTGGACTTATGACACTATTTGCCGTAATTGTTGCAGCTGAACCTAAATCCCAATAAGGTGTGCTGTTAAACTGCTCCGAATAGTTGAGTAGGTTCGTCCGCTGCGGCTCCAGCAAAAGCTTTGGGCAAGTGCTACCCAAATAATCCAAACGCGGCACGCCGCTGGCTACCGCTTCAACCAGTCCGCTGGCGTTTACTCGCGTAGCTGTGCTGGCACGGGTAAAGGCTAGCTGCCCGTCCGTGGTTAGTGGTTTTTGTGCGTAAACCTTGCCGCTCTTGTAGCCCGACGGGACTACTACTAGGCTGGCTAAATCATAAAATGCGCTCATAGTAAATTGGCGATAGCGTTAATGGTGCAGTCCCGTGCTTCCGTTGTTCCACTGTCAGCCAGTACGTAGGCCTCGTAGGTGTTCCAAACTTGAGCGGCGTAATTACCCCCAGTAAAGATAGTTATAAATTGTGCGGTGTTCATAGTGTGCAAAGGTTAGTTTCAACTATACCCCCGTCAGCATAGACGTAAGCGTAGTAGGCTAAATTGTAAGGAAAATAATAGGTTTGCTGCATTACGCTTCTAGTTCAAAGGCTGGGTCTTTTGTCAAAAGTGTGCTACTCTTAAGCTCCGTATTGTAGAAAAGCGCATAGGTAACGCGCGTAGTATCCCAGGTATAGGTTAGTGAAATAGGTATATAATAAAAAAGCCCCCAGTACCCGTAGTGCGTAAAGCGGCTGGTGCCGTGTAGGTCTAGCTCGTAATACTCCTGGGGCTGCCCGCGTTGCTGCGTTAAACGGTTGGCTGTAATCCATAGCAATGGCTGAGTAACGCCCCCCGGTCCGTCTACAAAATCCGATATGTTAATAGAAGCGTTTGTAATTGCCTGCAAAATTGGGGTGCCTTTTGCTATATCCCCTATCCTGGTGCTTAGGTCTACCTTTTCGCCAAGCACTCGCGCTGTATTGTCTGCGCGGTACGTGGTCTGCGTTTGCCCGGTTCCATGTAGGCGTATGTCGTATTTTATTTTAGGCTTGGTAAGAGATAAAGGGTCACCATCTATTTGCACTAACTCCAGGTAAAGCCATACAGCACCATTACCAAGCGCAGGCGTTACCGGTATATGGTAATTATTTAGGTTTCCGGACCCTACCGTTATAATACCTGGAAAGCCGCCAGCGTTAATAACTCCACTATCTTGAAAAGACATAAAAAGGTTATCGCCCCATACTGTGGCGTTTGTGCTTTTAGTTCCGTACATTAAAAACAGCCTAAACTCGACCGTGTAATGACTGTTGTAGTCCCCTGGGTAGCTAGCCTTAGCTTCCATTAACGTATCGAATAAATCAAAGTGCGTCGTGCCGTCGCCCGCGTATAATCCAAGTGGTATGCCGGGCTTCGTTTGGTAAACTGGGCCAAAGCCAAAAGTGCCTATATACTCTTGATGTTCTGCAAAGGCTAAGGCCGAGCGAAATGCAAAGTTAGTATTACCAAAAGCGTGGGTTATGTCCATTTGCTTTACGGCGGGTAAGTACATTTTAGTACCACCCGACTGCACTGGCAGCGTCTGTGTGCTACTAAAGCCGCGACGGACTAGGAACGTCCCAAAAAAGTTATAAAAACTATACACGCTGTCATTGACGCGGGTAAAGTCCTGGAACACTATAAAGCCTTTGTCTTGGTACATGCGTAGGCCATATATTACGCAAATGTCGCTAAGTACCTCTCGGTAGGTCCGGTAGTTTTTGCTTTCGTCCGTGTAAAAAAGTTCGTGGTATCCGCCCGTATGGTATAGCCCGTCAAAGGTTTTAACCACACTGTCCGCCGAGCGTCTAGTAGTATCGCTAACCGCGAAGCCATCAAACAAATTAAAAAAGCCCATGCGGTTAAACATATCGGCTATTTGAATTATAAAGGACTTGTACCCCGAATAGGTGTACATGCTGCTAGACTGGTCCAGCTTGTAAAATCCGTCGCCAGCTATAATCGTTATAAACCTAGCGCCGTTTACCACTTCAACAGTCCCGACGCTTGGAGTAATTACCCCTGCCCATTCCTTACTTAGGCCTTGGAATAACTCCATGTAAAAGATGCCCTCTGCGTCCTTTAAAACATTCTCTAAGGCCACGGCAAAGGGGAAGCTGTTAAGTACCGCGTTAAGCTCCATACGGCTGCTTACAATGCCTGGCACGTATGCGTCCTGTGCGTCGTAAGTAACGGACCAGCTCGCCGTTTCAAACTCGAACGGCAAATAACTTATTAGGTTGGTATCGGCGTATATTTTAATAGTATAGCCTTTAGTCGAACTGTACGCAAATAATTGGTTTGCCATTACCGTACTCCTGCAAGTGCTTTATTAACGCGCCCCGAATTTGCCGAAAGGTCGAAGCCTTTAAGACTTGCCACCAGCTCCACTATGCCACCTTCGCCAAAAATGCTACCCAAACCAGTGCCGCTGCTTAGGCCTTTAAAGGCTTTGCCGAAGCTTATTTTAGGCATTATGCTACTTATTACCAATGCCAAGGCAGCGGTAACGGCTAAGGCTACTAGCATTTGCTTTACGTAGTTCTTAATAGAATTACCCATCTCCTCAAAAAAGCTGGTGCCGTTGACCATGGCTGCATTAAAACTACTGGTGAAGATTACGCCAAACTCTGCGCCTAACCTACCTAATAGTTCCATTTCCTCGTTATACCTACGCAGGCTTTCCTGCACTTGCTCAAAGGTTCCTACGCTGCCTTGTAGGGCAGGTAAAAAGGTTTGCCTTAGTATTTCTCCGGCCTTTAGCGTAACGGTGCCAAAAGACTTTAGGCCTTTAGTGTTTAGTTTGTCTACGCTTATAAGGGCTTGGTCCCCGCCTAGGTATATTTTGCCCATGGCCTTATCTATGGCCAGGCTTAGGTTACCTATGTTTTTGGTAAGCTCCACAAAGCGAGCGCTGCCTATTTGTGTGTTCTCTAGCTCCGCGTTAAAGGCAGCCAGGCGCTCCTTCATGCTCGAAAGCGTTTGAGCGCTAAAATTACCAAAGTTTAGTACCGACGGTCCAGGGGGTAGGTTTGGCTCGGTGGCCCCTACGTTTTGGGGTTCAAAGCCTTGGCTGGCTATTGTCGCAATACGCCGCGCTGAAATTGTGCCGGCACTTTGTACCATGGCTTGAATCATACCCTCAAAGCCTAGGCTAAGGTCTTTAAACAGCTGGTCGAATAGGTCGTAAAACGAAAGGGCGGCAGTTTGCAGGCCTACGCCCATGGACGCTTTTAAATTGTCAAACTTAACCGAAAGCTGCTGCACTCGGTCGCTGGCATTGTTGGCTGCGGTACCCATGGCCGCTAATTGCTCTTGCGCTATTTCGCCTACGGCTGCCGTAACCTCGCCGACGCTTGCAGCTTCTACGCTTACGCCGTTTAGCTTGCTACGCAGCATGCTGGCGCTAATTCCTAGGTTATCTAAGATTAACGGCGACTTACGACCTATACCCGTTACAATGGATTCCACCAGGTAGTCTACCTCTTGCCCGGTTTCCTGCGCTCGGCGTTTGGCAAACTCCAAAAGGCCGCCTAGCTTTTCTACCCCTATGCCAAAGTTATTGGCCATAGTAGCTCTTTTCATAAGCTCCAGGTCAGAAACTAGTCCATTTGTGGACTTGCGTAACTGGTCCAGGGTCGTGGCTCCCCCTATCCTTTTAAAGCCTTGTTCTACCTTTTGCAGTTCGTTTCCGAGCTTAAAGGCTTCGCTGGCAAAAGCCGTAATTTGGCCTACGGCGAAAGTGGCCCCAATTAGGCCACCTAAGTTACCAAACAGCTTAGACGTTTCCTTTAGTTTAGCGTCTACTTGCTGTATGCCACGGCGGAAGCCGTCTGCGTCTAAGCCTAATAATACTTTACTGGTTACGTCCATAGCTTCTTAATAATGCCCTTAGGCTGCTTTCTTTTTTCTCATCTTCAAACGCTAGTAGGTCGGTTTCTAAAATTGCTTTCTTTACCGACTTCCCGCTTATGTTTACCAGCACGGCGGCTAGCCATCGCTGCCTGCGCCACTCGTCTTTCTCCCGTTCCAAGGCGTGCCTAAACACAGCCTCTAATTGTTCCAGTGTTAACGTCTTTGCTTCGCTAGGTGCAATACCTAAGCGACCCACCAGCTGGCCTAGTACGTCTACTGGGCCGCCGGCTGGGAAAAAGGGCCGTTAAGCCGCTGGGTTAGTTCGGTAATGTCCCAAGCCCCTGCCATAGCCTTGAACTCGTCAAAGCTTGGCCGGTCTGCCATGTCCCAAAATTCTTGAGCGTATAGCATACCTAGCATGTCTGCCAGGCCTAGGTTACCCATATTCGTAACGCTTTTACCCGTTACTTCCTCGAATAGTAATGCTGCCCCCAGCGTAAACTTTTTCCCTTCCATGGCTCTAGTTTGTACCTACGGTAAAAGCTCCAGTACCGTTAAGCGTAAAGCTTACTGTACCATTGTCTTTGTCCGGTGCGCTAACTGAAAGCTGCGAAAGAATAGCGTCGCCCTCTACTTTGGTTTCACCAGTTACGGGCGTAACGCCACCAGCTGCAACCTGAGTAATGCGAACTTTAACTAGGTCGCCTACTTTGGCGTATAGTTCGTCTACGTTCCACTTTGCTGCGTCGTCGTCGCCTAGGATGCTGCTACCGCTAATAGTCCAAGACTTAGCGCTGGTTACGTAAGAGCGAAATACTGCAATGTCCTTGCTAGTAGTTTCGCGGGTGTCGGCGTTCAGCTCAATGCTGCACTCCGTTTCGGCTGCGAACGCTTTGTAGGTCGTTCCGCCGTCTGCGCTTAAAAAAAGGCGAACTTCTCCGCCGCTTATGTTGCTCATGTTTAATAGTTTATTAGAAAGGTGAAATCCGCAGCGAGTATAATACTCTCCTGCTGTTCATTGTAAAAGGCCTGCATATTTTCCATGTAGGCTATGGTAAAGGTTTGTTCTGCCGCTACGCCTATGGCATCCGCCGCGCACTGTACGCCCTCAATGCTTCCGCTGTCTTGGTTGACGTATTGTAAGTACAAAGGCATAACGCGGGGGTAATGCTGCAAATTGTGGCGTATTTCGGTCAGTTCGTTTTGTGCTTCGTCTGCGCTGGCGTAGTGCATGAATAGTGTAGCTGCTACGCGCTCGGCTACGTACTGGTCCTTGGTTTCGGTTACCGCTATGCCGTTAAGGTTTATTACGATAAAATCGCCCGTTTCAGCTTGCGGTGCTGCCAATGAATAGACCGGCGTACTGGTAGACGCTTGGA